ACACAAAGAAGCCCAGAATATGGAAGAAATATTAAGTAAACAGCAAGTCCCTATGGGGCAAGGTTTGAATAAGCCTGAGCTCATTCAATATGATGATTCCATAATAGATGTGGAAATACCATTTTTCCATATCACCAAGTGTGATGGATATATGAAAATCGACCTTGACCTTGACAGCGGAGTAGATTACTCCACTGTGGGGTCATCACTAAAGTCCGTGATACATGTTCCAGACAAATCTCTTGCAAATTTGATTCACGACATATCATTTGCTCATCTCGCAGAGAGTACTGACACCCAATTCTCTAGCCAATTTGGAGTTAGGTCAGACTCATATGATCACTTAACTCCAGATGTGATTATCAAAACAGCAGCTGGATCATTCTTCGTAATTGAGTTCACAACTAATAGAGGTGGAGAGAGAGCAGCATTTAATTCTTGCAAGGACAAATTCTCTAAATATCACATAGCTTGTGAGAACAGATCTTCAGATTGTGTTGTTAGTCTGTATGTGATTAGCATATATGCACAAGGTGTCTGGTCAAATCTCCAGCTAAGTGAAGATGAAGTGAATGAGTTGGTTTTTAGATTCAGGTTAGCAGTTGCGATTATGGAGGAAGCTAAGAAATTTTACCCAGAGCTGAGTGGGGATGAAACAGATATGACCAAACTAGAAAGGGAAATGCTGGGTGTGGTGTCATCTATTCAGCTTGACTGGAGTGCAACCACGAGTTCCTTTCCATATTTCAAAGAAAACGTGTTTGATAAGTTCTTGACAGAGCCTTCTGATGAAGAATACTTATCTACTATAATCTCTTCTGAGCTCAAGAACTGCCAAGAACAACTCATGACCTCATCCTTTTTTGACTCTGATTTGCGTCCCGAAGACAGGATGAAAATGAATCTTTTGGAGTGTGAGCGCCACATCAACATGTTCAAACAAGAGTTCCAAGGCCCTTTTAGAAACATCAATGAATCCAAATCAACAGTGCAGATCCCTCCTTGGTTGATGGGAGAATACTATGATGGAAAATCAGTCTCTATCTTATCGGATTATGAGATAGATGGAGATCATCCAATGTGCAATCTGTGGAGGTCCTTAAGTGTGAGTGCTTCACTTGGAGAGATTGACAGAGCAGACGATGACCCTGATCTTGAATTAACCCAGGCTCTAGAAGGCACTATAGAGAAAAGCGACCAAAAAAGCAAATATCACCGGGTCAAGTTAAGAGTTGATCATCAAGATGTTATCTATTATGCAACCTTGGGAGTGGAGGGGAAAACTCACAAAAACAACACTGTAGTTGAAGAAGCACGAAGGAGGAGTAAGTTGGGGTTTGCTTTAGACCACAACACTGAAGGACTATCAGACTTCATTAACACCTCAGACGCTCAGCTATTCGAGTTAGATGATAATTTATTTTCACCCTTTATGATGGATTATGAGCTTAGGCAAGCTGCACAGAAAATACACCAGCCGGATTTGATTACAGACGTCGGTGAAAATGAGTTTCTGAGGAATCATTGTGATTTTTTGAAGACAAGACTAGGCTCATGGTGTCAAATGGTTTCTTTGATTGGAGCAGAACTGTCAGCCTCTGTCAAACAACATGTGGGCCCAGGACAATATGTGATTAAGAGAGTTCTGGATTCTCCGCTATTCATGCTAATAAAACCCACATCCTCAGTGAGCCACATCTTTGTGTCATTTGCTCTAGTTAAAAGTCATCATTTAGGAGATTTATGGAGTGATGGTGTGTTCAAACATTACATAGATGCTGGTGACCTGCTAATAACGGATTTTGTTTCTTATAAATTAAGTAAGCTAACTAACCTATGCAAATGCTTTCCATTGATGGAGAGCGCATCATGCTTCTGGACAGAGCTGTTCGGTTTTGAGCCTTGGAGGTCTAGCATTATACTCGGGAGAGATAGGAGTGGTAGTGCTAGGGAAGCACGGTCTATGATAAAAATGACCTTGTTAACTTTAATGGAAGACAAGGCCATAACTGAAGAAATCCAAACAATGCAGAGGTATGTCATTATGGAAGGATTCGTATCTACACCAGAAGTCCCAAAACCTCATAAGATGCTTGGCAAGCTGCCTAAGGTGTTAAGATCGGAACTCCAGGTATATTTGGTGAATCGTGTTCTTGAAACTATGAAGATCATATCAGGTAAACCATTCAGGCTTCAAAAGAAAGGAGGGCAAATTTCATGGTCAGGCCTTTTCAACCCCATAACTGGGATGGACTTGAAAGATGTTCAGCCTTTAATAAGCATATGTTATAACGGATACTTCAAGAACAAAGAGGAGGAGACTGAACCGTCAGCATTATCTAGGCTATACAAAAAAATAATTGAGTTGGAGCATATGTGCCCTGGCACTGATGAGAATCTTGGATCTGGAGATCCTCTAAATCCCCAAATGCATGAATTTAGCAGGTCGCTATTGAAGAAATGCACAGATCATGGGAAAACTATTTTAAGGAGGGTTTATGGACACAACTTTTTGCAGCAGGTTGACGCACAGATTACTAGAGAGATCTCAACAATAACTTTGGAGAGGCTAGCAACCTTAAAAGCAAGTAGCAACTTTGATAGTTCATGGTATCAATATAAAGACTGTGACAAAAGAGATTATCATAGAGAAAAGGCAATTGTCAAGATGTCTAAGTTTGCATCAACAGGAAAGACCTTAGCAATTGAAGTCTTTGATGACTGCATGAAATTGATTGAGTCAAGAGGCAATATGCACATCTGCTTGTTCAAAAAGCAGCAGCATGGAGGAGATAGAGAAATTTATGTATTAGGACCAGAGGAAAGGATAGTCCAATCGATTGTTGAGGCCATATCTAGATCTATTGGGAAGTTTTTTCCATCAGATACTCTTTGCAACCCCACCAACAAGATGAAGATACCAGAGACTCATGGATTAAGGGCCAGGAAACACTGTAAGGGTTCTGTTTGGACCTGTTCCACATCAGATGACGCGAAAAAATGGAATCAGGGGCATTTTGTGACCAAATTTGCTTTGATGTTATGTGAGTTTACACTGCCAAAATGGTGGCCCATAATCATCAGAGGGTGTAGCATGTTCACCAATAAGTATATGATGATGAATTTGAGGTACATTGACATATTGAACAGACATCAAACTATTGATGTTCAAGATGACTTTTCACAATCCATTTTCAAAGCTTATCATGGTGAAATAACAGTGCCCTGGATGGATGATGGGTGCACTTATCTGAAAACCAAAACAGGGATGATGCAAGGAATTCTCCATTACACGTCATCGCTGTTACACACAATTTATCAAGAGTTCTTGAGATCACTGACATTCAAGATATTCAATATGAAAGTTCACCCAGAAATGTCTCAGCAAATAGTGTGCGACATGATGCAGGGATCTGATGATAGTAGCATGATGATAAGCTTTCCATGTTCAGATGAGAAGTTATTGATGAAATGCAAAATAGCAGCTGCAATATGCTTCAGAATGAAAAAAAGACTTGGTGTTTACCTTGGCATCTATCCATCTGAGAAATCAACACCCAATACAGACTTCGTGATGGAATACAATTCAGAGTTCTTCTTCCACTCACAGCATGTGAGGCCAACTATACGGTGGATAGCAGCAAGCTGCAACCTGCCTGAAGTTGAAACTTTGGTAGCCAGGCAAGAGGAAGCCTCTAACTTGATGACATCTGTCTCAGAAGGTGGGGGATCATTCTCATTATCATATTGCATCCAGCAAGGGCAATGTTCTCTACACTACATGCTTATGGGAATGGGTATTAGTTCTCTATTCCCGGAGTTTAAGAAGGCAATTTTAAAATGGAAAGACCCAGGTCTTGGTTTCTTCCTTTTGGACAATCCATTCTGTTCAGGCCTTGGTGGATTCAGATTCAATCTTTTTAAAGCCATATCAACCACATCTCTAAAGAAAATCTACTCTTACTTCATGAAAAGAGTCAGGTCTCAGAGTGTTGAAGATGATGTTTACATTCCTGAAAGCTGCTCAGTTAGCCCTGGTGGAGCCATTGTGCTCAGTTCTGCTCTGCGCTGGGGGTCTAAGCAAAAGTTCTACAAGCTCAGGGACAAGCTTGGAATCCCTGAAGATTGGATTGAAAGGATAAATGAGAATCCATCAGTACTATATCGAGCTCCAAGAACAGGGGATGAGGTCATGCTGAGAATAGCAGAGAAGATTCACAGTCCTGGGGTGATCTCATCCCTATCTACAGGAAATGCTGTAGCAAAAGTGATAGCTTCTTCGGTGTACTTCTTGAGTGCGGCAATATTTCAAGATTCTGGAAAGCAAGAGTATTCAGTCCTAGATGACAGCAAGTATAGCCTATTACAAAAAATATCTAAACTTGATGGGAGGAATCTTGTGAATTCAATTAGTGACACAGACATGCTTTTCCTCTTCCCGAATATAGAAGATCTCCAATCCTTAGATAGCCTAGTTTTTAATAGAGGTCCAATTGAACTTGTTAAGAGAAAACAAAACAAAGAGAACACACAATCCAGGGTAGTGGTGTTTGAGGGGAACAGGAACTTAAGAACACCGGCAGAATATCTCATTTCTGACAAATGGTTTGGCACACAGAAGAGTAAGATTGGCAAAATAGCATTTGACCAGGAGTGGGACAAGGTTGTTTCTATTATCCCTTGGTTGGAACAGACCCCTGATATGACGCTGGAAAAGTCACCCTTGATGAACCATATACAGATAAGAAACTTCTTCTCTAGAATGGATCAAAAGCCTAGGGTAGTTAGAGTTACTGGGGCTCCCATAAAGAAACGATCTGGTGTCAGCAAGCTATCCATGGTGATCCGCGACAATTTTTCCAAACTGGGATATATCAAAGACATTGAAGATCTTTCAGGAGCCAGTAGGACTAACAATGCAGAGCTTGTTAAACACTTTTTATTCTGTGCACTCCAAGGGCCTTATACTCAGGAGAGGAAGGAGGACTTAGTCACAAAAATATTACACTTATCTGATCCCATAGGTCTTAAAGAATCAGACGGAAAATCAAGATCTAACATTTTGGCCATTCTACAAAATTTCATCTATGGAGACCAGGAAATTGCTAGACAGATAGAAGATGCGGGCGCCGGTACGATTGGAGGGTTCGTGATACCACAGAGATCGAAGAAGATCGAATCTACTGTTTACTATTATGGGCCTGGCATATGGAGAGGAGTGATGGATGGGAAACAAATACAAATAGAGATTAACAACTCCTTAGGAAACCCTCCAATGATTACTAGCATCACTGTTGAAAGTTCAGCAGAAGTCTGGCAGTTATGTAAGAGTATCAAGTTATGGGCAGAAGATGTAGGAGCAAAAAACAATATTGACATGTCAAAAAAGAGCAGCAAAGGGGCCAAATATTGGATGTTTGACTTCAAGATGTATTCAGAAGATAAACCATACGGAATACCAGTGTATTTATCAGAGAAGAGAATGGTTGACTTTAGACAGGTCTCAGATGATCATATTGGATTCAAGGTGAGGAAATCCACAATCAACTTATATGTGGTGAATAATGGTAGAGACGTTCACATCCTTTCTTATTCTGCCAATGACAATGACTTGAGTAGTTCGTGCTTAAAGTTGGCTAGTCAAGTGAAAGACTCTATGTTGTCTCTTTTCTCAAAGGAACCTAGCAAGTCTTGGGCATCGTGTGCACCCATACCTCACTTCCTAGTGCACAGACTCCTTGATCTCATAAGAGGTGATTTCACCATAGATTACATTGACTCAAACAGATTATCTGAGATTCTAAAGCTATGTTGTGAGTCATCATTGAGGACTAGAATAGGGAATATCTTCTCAGTTCTACCCACTGTTAATGAGAGCAAGTCACATGTGGATGTGGATGATCTGATAGATATAATTATATGTGATTCAAGAGAGAATAACTTCATTGAAGTTGCAAAGGCCCTGGAGGAGGACTTAAATGAAGGATATGATTTGGATGACTTTGACTTCTCAGATATTGACTTATTTGGACCAGCTCATTATAAGGAGCTATCGGATCTAACAGCTATTAGCCACCCACTACTTGATGATTTTGTTGATAGTTGCATAACTTCAATGGGAAGAAAAAGCATTAGGAAGGTTTTGGAAACTGGACGGTGCAAGTCAAAAGATGTTAAGTTATGTGAAGATCTCTTTACCTGCTTGAAGAGAGACATAAACACCTTGGTTGTGGATGATTATGATCTAAGAGAGGATGAGGCGGTGGCAGATGATATGTTTGGATAACGACGTCAACATTTATTTAAGTGAGTCTCAAAAAACACAAAGACCATCTTCATCTGGACACCGAATGTGTTGTTACTATTATTAAATAATCTCAAGTGTTCAGGTATGGGCGGTCTTTGTGT